GACAGCAGCCACCTGCTCGCGTTCAAGGTCTGCGGTGACCTCACGCTGCATCTGGACATCGCGCTCTTTCGCTTCCGCACGCTCCGTCTGGAGGCGCCGCTCCTGCTCACGGGCTTCCTCGTCACGCTTGGCGAGGGCCAACTGGGCAGGGTCTTGGTCGGGACCACCTGCTTCCCAGTAGGCCATCGCGAAGGCGATTGCGTCGTTCTGCTCCCGTCCGGTGATCCCAGCCTTGTCCAACTGCTTCCGAAGCACAGGGATGTTGATGGGCTGCCCTCGACGGTTCAGCATCATGGTGTAGGACGTGATGATGTTCTCGGCACGGCTGGTCGGCTCAATGGGCTTCTCGTCGTTGAGAGCGCCCTGATACCGCTGGTAGGCATCGAGGTAGATTTCGTAGTCCGGCGTGTTCTGGTAGCGCACGAACTGGTTCTTCCACTCGTCTGCGCCGTCGTAGAAGGTGTAGCCCCGTGCGGTCAACTCCCGCCTCAGGAACTCCTTGCGGGGGTCGTCGTACCGACCTTGCAGGGCTTCCTTCTCCGTCTCCAACTCGGCAAGCCGCTTGCGGGAGTCAAGGACATCCTCGTCGTAGTCGGCACGGTCGCTGTTGGTGTACGCCTTGAACTGGCGGGCCTCTTCGTAGATCGACCGGGCGTACTCGTTCTCGATGTTGGCGGGGTCACCCGTTGCGCGGACGATGGCAAGGGCTGCTTCAAGGGCGTCATCTGCGGTGGCGTACACCCCAGCCTGCTCGTCCAGTGCATCAGCACGACGATCCAGACGCTCCTTCTCGGCACGCGCAGCCGCAGCGTCACGCTCCAGTTGCCGCTTCTCGTCTCCCTCAGACTCAGCCGCCCGCGCCAAAGCCTCCTGTGCGGCAGCCTCAGATGCAGAAGCACGCTCGCGGAGTGCCTGAGGGGTCAGGTTGCGGAGGTTGACGATCTCCAGACCATCGTACCCACCCGTGATGCCCTCCGGTCCTGCGAAGTACGCCGACTCCTGTGCTGCGTCGATGGCCTGCTGTCGGAGGTCGATGCCTTCCTGAATCCGAGGGTCAACACCGGGAACAGTGCCCGTTGCCTGCGTCTGAGCGAAGACGCGAAGGGTGCCGATGTCGGTCGCGGTGAGGCGTCGGGAAGGGACACCCGTGCGCTGTGCCTCGTCAATGATGGCCTTCGCACGCTGCGGAGTGGCGCCACGAACCAGATCCTCGACGGTCTGCATGATGCGTTCGCGGTTGCCCGCCTGCATAACCGCACGGATGGCTGCTTCATCACGGGCAGACATCGTGACGGCTGCGCGAGCCGCCTGTCCTGCTGCTGCCGTGGCGGTGCGCTGCTGCTCAATGAGGTCGGCCTGCTCCTTCAACAGCGCGTCTGCGGTCGAGAAGTCCCGTGCCTGCGCCCGAAGGGTGTCCCGAAGCCCATTGAGGGTCTGACGCTCGGCAGCAATCAGCGAGTCGAGGTACTGAATCCGGTCCTGTTCGCTCTGGATGTCCTTCTGGATGCGAGCAACCCGGTACTGCGCGTTCAGCGCACGGGCGTAGCGATCCATGTAGGTAGGGCGGCGACCTTCGAGGGGAGTAGCCATTTCAGCCTCCGTAGATGCGTCGGCCCGTGATGGGGTCGATGGTGTAGGGGGTGCCGAAGACGGTACGCTGCTGCGTGGCCTGACCGGGGGTCTGACCGAAGGAACCGAAGCCGGATGCGTCGTACTCTCTCAGAAGGTCTTGCGTGGCCCCAGCCTGCGCCTGAGCCTCGATCTGGGCAAGGTTGGCTTCGTGCATCATACCTGTTGCCGAGGACACAGCCTGACCTGCACCTGCGAGACCGAGGGACACAGCCTGTGCGATGCCCTGAGCACGCTGGGCTTCCGCCGCCTTCTGCTGGGCGTTCATGGCGTCGATGCGTGCCCGTTCGGCGTCACGCTCCGCACGGTCGGCCTCCTGAACCATGACGTTCTGCTGCTGGCGCATCTGGCGCTCTGCGCCCGCCTGTGCCTGCTCTTGCAGGAAGATGTCGCGACCGGACACCGCACCACCAAGCCCACGGGCAGCAGCCTGCTGTAGTGCGGCTGCTTCGAGTTCCCGCTGTGCCCCAGCCTGCTCGGCGAGGAACCGCTGCTCGATGGAGCCGAGTTCCCGTTCGGTGAGGCCAAGTTCACCACGGGCCTTCCGCCGTTCGAGTTCTTCGAGTTCCTTCTGCTCCGCTTCCGTGAGCATCATCTTCTTGCCAGCACGCGCGGTGCCGACGCCCTGTGCGATCCCACTACCAGCGGCAAGTGCCCCAGCGGTAATCAGACCAATGGTGATGGGTTCCATGCCTGCCCCTTAGAGGTAGAAGACTTCGATGGCTACGCCCCAGTTGACGATGCCACAGCGGTCTGAAAGTGAGTGAATCGCAAGCCCGAAGACGTTCTCGGCGGTGCCGGAGACGATGCGCCCGAAGGTGCCCTGCTTGGACTGGTATCCACCTGTGACGGTGTACGGGCGGTCCATCCCGATGGGGTAGCCAGCCGCGAAGCCGCCTGCCGCGTTGCGGGTCTCCTGACACCGAGCGCGGTTGTTGTAGGCGTTCGAGGACGTGTACGACCCCCCGGTGTATGGCACGACGTAGACCCGACGCTGCGCAAGAGGATCTTGGTACGACGCCGTGGAGAAGTCCTGCCCGTTCTCCAACTCCCACCAGTAGTGGTACAGGACGTAGGAATCCTGCCGGAACTGGATGGTGAACGCCGTCTGCGGGAAGGCATGGAAGGTGTTGTTCTCCTGCCGCCCGTTGCCGCTCAGGTACTTCGTCGCGAACTGGAGCCGGATGTTCGTGCCGCCTGCCCACTGACCGCCCTGATACCCGGTGACCCCGTGTTGAAGTCCCGAGAAGGGCTCCTGCACCGGGGGCTGCACATGGCGGGTCTGAATCCACCTGCTGTTCTCCATGTCCCCACCGACGATGCCCCTGTGGAGGTACACCCGCAGGGCGTCTTCGTTGCCCTGAATGTCGGCGGCGGTCAGCAGGGTGCCGTCAGCGAAAGTGTTTGGGGGTGTGTAGGCCACGAAAACCTCGATGGGTACTGGGCTGAGAGGTGTCCACGCATTTCTGATAGTAATAGAGAATGAGAAGACGTGGACACCCCTTCTCTCAGTGTTGATGGGCCTTCTCAGCCACTCGTCATCGCAATCGCCTGGATGGACCCGGCCTGCTGGTCGAGCCGTGCGGAAGCAGCCACGGAGTCGTTGCGGACAAGGTAGTTGTCCGCGCCGTCGTTGTAGGCTCCGAAGGGACCGGAGAAGACGAGCCGGACACCGTAGACGGTCACCGTCCCGGCGGTCTTCTGGTAGTGCCATGCCCCGTCAACGGAGGTCCACCCGATCGGGATGTCCACGTCATCCTGAATGGCGCCGTTGTCGGCGGCGTCACCGTATTCGATGACGTTCTGCATGACGGACGTGCTGTTGCAGTTGTCGAGGCGGTTGCCGCCACGGGCGCCCGTAACGATGGTGTTGAAGTCACCCTGTCCGGGCACATTGACAAAGTTGGTCAGGGCGTTGGACGTGGTGTCCCACTGGAGCCAGAAGGCCCAGCAGCCGTAGCCGCTGAACACGTTGACGGTGCCACCACCGGCCTTCGGGAAAGTGAAGAACAGAGCGCCGCCCTCCCACGGCTGAGAGCCTTCCCATCGCGGTCGGATGGAGAGATCCCAGTACACCCTCAGAAGGTCGCCAGCGGTCAGGGTGACGCCCAGTGGCCCGAAGGACAGGGTGCCGTTCGGAGACCCACCGCCGTCGAGGACTTCGTAGGGGCTTGCCCCCGTGGTCTGACCGTTCCGCGTGGTGTACCCGCTGTGCTTCCATCGGTTGTCCCCGATGGTGGTCACATACATATCCGTGGCAAGGAACCGGCTGATAGACCCCACGTTGAAGTGCGGAAGGTCAATCGCCCCATCCCGAAAGTTGAAGGCGTTGATGGCGCCGCTCTGGCTGAACTGCGTGAAGCGGTCATTCAGGGATGCGGCATCAAGGCTGTCGCCGTCCTTGATGGCTGGCTCTGTCAGTCGGCTCATTAGCGATACCTCGCAATCGCAATCCAGCGATGGTTCCACACATGCCCGTATGGCACGTTGTCTCCCCCGGACGTGGTGGACCGGGCGTCCTCAGACTGTGCCGTGTACTTCCACTGGAAGGACACCGACAGGTCTCCCGGCGGGAACAACTGGCTTCCGAAGATGCGGGACATCTGGTGGAACCCAGCGCCGCGTCTCTCACCGATGTTGACCCCGTTGACGAGAATCCGCATCGCCATGTAGTTCGGCGTGCCGGGCTTCCCGTCGTTGATGCCGAAGGCGAAGATGTTGTTCACATAGACATTCGCGCCCCATTCGATGAACAGGTTGCCGCCCTTGAAGCCTGTGAGGGACACGGACTCGATGGTGCGCCACCCACCGGAACGTGTCTGGATGGTTGACGAGATCCACGCGGCGTCACCGACATCGGGGTCTGCTTCGTTGGTCTGCTCGATGTTCGTGGTGCCCGTAGAGCACCACACTTGATGCAGGGCGTACTGTTCGAGGTTCGAGTCATCCACGAAGTCATCGGGCAACTGCGTGCGGTCGAGGGTGGTCATGCTCGACTGCTGTGCCCGCATCTCGTCGTTGATGATCTTGGGCGAGACCGACCGACCCGACCGTGCTTCGCTGTGTGTCCACTTCTTCATGCTCGGACTCCTGCGACCACACGGGTTCCCTTCGTGGTGTACTCGTACTCGTAGCCGACGAGCACAAGGTCTTCGGTCGTCTCAATCTCGAAGCAGAACCACGCCGCCGACTGGTGCGCCACACTGAACCGGAGAGGCACCAGACGGTCATCCCGGTAGGTGTTCTGACCGAGAAGCGCCGTGTCCAGCGTGACCTGAGGGGTCGAGTCAGGAGACTGCGCGGTGTACGTCTGCTCCGTCGTGGGCACCAGCGAGAAGTCCTTGTAGTGGCGCATGGTGATCTTCGGCAACCCCGTGGTCATCACCCAAAGGGTCACATAGGACACCTGCTTCTGGACCTGAGGGTCACCGAAGGCGGTCCATGCCGACCTGTAGGTGGACGTGGGCGGGTCGTTGATGGTGAACACCGGGGGCTGCTCACCTGTGACCGTGACGCCCATCGCACGCTTCGCGCTGATGACGAACAGACCCCGCTCGGACTGGAGGTTGCCCGTCTCGTTGCCCGTGTGGTGACCGAAGACGATGGTGCCGTCGTACAGCGTCGTGATGGCCCCTACAGGGAAGCCTCCACGGGTAGTCCACGGTGCCAGTGTCTCAGCCTGTGGAAGCCTGTCAATGTGCATGACAAGCCCGACGTTCGGACGGTCGGAGCCGTCAATCGGGACGTACAGGTGGTACTCCCGATGCTGGGGCGAGTAGCAGGACACAGCCTTCGGATGGCAGTCGGGAGTGATCCGCTGAATGAGGTCGTCCTGAGGGACGGTCAGGTTGATGACCTCGTTGACGGCGCCACCTGTCAGACCGCCCACGATGGCGTACACGCCGTCTTCGGCAAGGAACACGACACCAAGCCCCGGCACGGACTGGATGGAGTGCGGTGCCTTGCAGGTCACGTTCGAGGTCAGAGTGGTCGCGGTGAACCCGTTGACGTAATCGCCCTGAACCACGTCGATGCCCTTCTCGCGGAAGACGAGCAGGGTGTTGTAGTTGCCAAAGAGCGCGGTGATGGCGCCGTTCTCAGCCGACAACTCGATGAACGCATCTGCGGCGAACTGCTCGATCAAACCGACTGTCGAGAAGTACAGGGTCCGAGAGTCATCCACCCCGCCATCAAGGAACAGACACCCGTTGAACAGGGCGCTGAACCGTGCCCGTGGCGCGGGTAGGGGTCCGGTTGCGATCTCAGGGGAAGGCTGTCCGAGGTTCGCCGTCTTCACCGCGTCGAAGAACACGTCCTCGACGTTGTTCCGAATGATGTCGATGAAGTAGAGCGTGGTGTCGCCGGGGGCAACGTAGTCATCGGAGTAGTTGGTGGTCCGGTAAATCTTGCGAGCCACCGTGCCCTGTGGACCGATGGGGATGTCGAGCGCACAGGCATGACGGAAGCCTTCGGCGCCAGCCTCCAGACCCCATGACACCGTGTTCAGCACGGAGGTCGGACCCTCAGACCCGGTGTCCGTGATGAAGGAGATGGACCACCCGAAGATGGCCTGCTTGTCTCCATCGTCCCCGCTCACATTGTTTGCGAAGCCGAGACCCCAGCGGTTGCCATCGGGGATGGCGGTGCCCTGAGCAGGACACCACAGGGTCACAGCGCCGTTCCCACTGGCCTTCGGAGGTCCGTAGCCGGGAGGCGGAGGGATGGGCTTCACCGTGCGAGGCTCTACGGGCGTAGGAAGCCCGTCGAAGCCGAAGGGACGGATGATCTGAGGTACAGCCGCTGCGGCGTCTGTGTTGCTCCCAAGCGGCCACGGACGGACGATGACAGGGCGGTCAACCCCGTTGGTGATGACGGTGCCGTAGGCGGTGTCCGTGTACCAAGACCCTGCTTCCGTCGGAGTCGGCACATGCCGTCCCGTCTGGAGGGTGATGGCGTCGTCGGCCCCACTGGCTTCGTACAGCAGTTTGAGGTTGCCACCCTCTTCGTACAGGATGGACTGCCGTGCCCCTCCTGCAAGCCCTTGTCGCGTGTGAAGCGAATAGATCGGACCATCGTTCGCGAAGGGCACCCACGTCGTCGTAGAGGGTTTCCACGTCTCATAGCCCACACGGGTCGAGAACCCGCCCGTAGTCTTGTCGATTGTCAGGTTCTCCGCAAACCCCGCGTTCATCGGGTTCTGCGGCAACTTCGTCTCGAAGCCACCCGCAAGCGGAGTCTGGAAGACGTTCTGCTTCACGGGAACCTCAGGAGAAGGTGAGAGGGCCGAAGGGGTTCTTGACGTAGCGGTAGCCAGCGGTCGGGTTGCCCTTGATGATCCGCCGTGGGGTCGCCTTCAAGTACGCCTGCTCCATCGCCTTGAACAGCGTCTCCTTCTTCCGCATGTAGACCTGAGCCAGCGCAGGGTTGTCCACCTTCAAGGTCAGGTTCTCCAGCGCCGCGAACGCAATCAGTTGCGCGTAAGCGTGCGGGACAAGCGGGGCGTCCTGATCTTCCTGCAACCGGGGAGGGTTGATGACCATGCGGACGTTGAGGTCTTGGTCGGCGGAAGGATGCGGGTACAACATGACCTGCTGGTATGCCGCCGTCTGGTTCCACCTGTACCGGATGCTGGACGCCTGAAACGCCTGCGTGGACAGGTAACTAAGTTCGAGGCGGGGCTGCAACTGGATGCCTGTGAAGGGGTGGTTGTCAGGGGGCACAGTGTCCGTGCCCGTGCTCACGCCAGTCGGCTCCAGCGGCTCGGTGTGCCGGATGCGTACAGGGGCGAGAATGCCCGCCTCAGGGCAAGTGAAGTAGTACCGACGGTAATACCCGGTCTGAGGGTTCAGCGGCTCAGGCTGGAAGTACAGCGTCTGCGTGTCGGTCAGGCTGTAGGACTCGACCTTGCTCAGAGCCGACTCGAAGCCGTCGGACACATCACGCGGGTACATCTCGAAGTTGGTGGCGTTGGGGGCGTAGACGTTGACCATGAAGACGTTGATGGTCCTGACACCCTCCCCTGCCCCCACGGTCTCGACAGTGACCCCGCGCGGGGTTCTCGGCGCTGCTACAACGAACGCCTGTGAGGGCAGGTACGCCTCGATGGTCCCGAGAAGGTCGGGGTCAAGGTTGCTGTCTTCCCGCTCCCACTTGCTCAGGAACAGCGCCTTGGCGGGGATGCCGACCTCAGGGTCAGACACGTTCTGGACGGTCATGGCGTCGGAGGGAAGGCGAATCTCCCGCCGCTTGATGGTCACTTCGTAGGAGCCGGACAGGCCCTCGAAGGGACGGTCAAGGAAGGCGGTGGTCGGGTTCTTCACCCACATGATCCGGTGACGGATGAACTGGGGAGAATCAGCCTCAATCTCGGCAAGAGCGAACTCACCACCGGGCTTCACCATGTCCGTCGAGACAGGGATGCCCGCGCCTGTGATCTGGTTCGAGCCGTTTACGAACTGGAAGGTGAAGGTGTCATCCGTCCAGACCTTCAACTTGCGGTCCTTCATCGCGAAGGGCCACGGACGGTCTGTGAGGATGTGTGTCTGTGCATCGTTCAGGATGCTGACCAACTGCTCCCGGTACGTCGGGTTGGTCGGGTCGTAGTCGAGCAGGTTGCCCACGAAGTCAACGAGGTCACCGAGGTTCACAGCAGGCTCCTATGGGCGAAACCCCGCCCCCGACAGGGGATGTCGAGAGCGGGGCAGAGGGACCGGGGAAGGCCCCGTGAAGGGCTCAGAAGGACTTGCGGACCACCACGCGGGCCGTCACCGTGCCAGCGGCAGG